CCATTTCACCAATACGGTCACGTACTAATGTATTGTTTACAATGTAATCACATGCGATATTGTGTAGTACTGGAATACGATCTTCTCTACGTGTAATATGATCGAAAACACAATGTAAAATCTCGTGTGCGATTACAAATTCTATTTCCTTATTGCTCATAGCATTAAAGAATTGTGTGTTATAATATAAATGTTTGCCGTCTGTAGCGGCAGTAGGACACCAATCATCACAGTTTTTAACAATAAGCCTAGTAGCCATATTGCCAAAGAATGGGTGTCTAAGTAGTAAACCAACACGAGCAACAATAATTCTATCAGCTACGTCTATTCGCATTTCTGCAAGTTCTTGCTCAGTAATGTCTGGATTAGGTTGAAAACCTTTTGTATCTATGCCCATATTGTGTACTCCTTGTGTGCCATTTTATACTTACAGTATACAGTATTTAATACCATTTGTCAACAGTTTTGGTAAAATATTGGGCAAGGTCTTACCAGCATAAGCCGTTGCCTTGCCCAATATTACCGTGCCTATTAGGCACTCTGTGCGGCTTGGATATACTTACCAAAACGCTCATGGAACTCATCAAAACACTCTACTTCATCTGGGTCGATTGGAAGTGAGTATTGTGTTAGAGCTAGTTTGATACCCATAACAACTAATTCAGTATCAAAGTTATCCATTGCAAACCTTAAGAAGTTATTTACTTTGTTGTCAAACTTCTTATCGTTTTTATCGCATGCGTCTTTAAGTTCATAGCAAAGTGAAACAGTCAAGGAATACATGGCACTGATTTCTTTAGTTTCACAATCCTTAACCTTACCTTCAAGTATGTCAGTAGGGTCAGGAAGTTTTGAAGCAACCTTACGATGCGCCATAAACTTAACGGCAAGTCCTTCGCCGACAGAACCACTTACCAAATCGGTAGTGGTGTTCTCATCATCATCGTCTTCGATAAGCTCGGAAACAAATGACCAAGAACGAGGTGTAGCAAACGAACGACTTGGGCTCTTTGGATCAAAGTCATACAAGTCCTTCTTGCTAAAAGTTAAGTAACCAACAACATCTTGGTGTATGTCGTTGTCTACTGCCCACTGGAACCAGTCATCAAAATCAACTGCTAGTTCTAAGTGAACAAATCTATTTGCTAACGGAGCAGGCATTCTATAAGTAACACCTTTGTCAGCATCTCTATTACCAGCCGCAACAATCAAAACATTGTCTGGTAATTTGTATTGTCCAATACGTCTGTTAAGAATAAGTTGGTAAGCGGCCGCTTGTACAGCCGGTGCCGCAGAATTCATTTCGTCTAAGAACAAAACGATGTAATCGAATTGTTTAGCAAACTCTTCCGTAGGAAGTTCTTGCGGTGGTGCCCAAGCCATTACATTATCATTTGCCGAATAGTATGGAATACCTTTAATATCTGTAGGTTCCCAAAGTGACAAACGTATGTCAATTAAATGTGATTTTTTAAGTTGTTTAGTGATCTGTCCAACGATATCAGACTTACCAATACCTGGAGGTCCCCACATAAACACAGGACGTTTCTTTTTAAAAGCTCGTATAATGCTTTTTTTTGCGCCATTAGGTGAAACAGTACGTAGTGCAGTATTTTCCATATTATATTCCTCGTTTGTTGTTATCAGTGCCATACTTTATTTCTAAGTATGTATATATTATACGATCATTAACTTCGAAAGTCAACCACTTTTGGACATTTTTTATAAATTATTTTTTTGTACCATTTAATAGAACCTATGCGACAGACGCCTAAAATGTACGATTTTCACGTCTAAACGGCTCTTAAACTGCATTTAACGTTTTTCTGGGGTGTTTGTATGTATTAGACTATAAGACCGTTATAAGAGCATTTAATGACGGTTTATTCGTGCCGTTTCATAGCCTTTGTAAGTCCGTACTTGCGTAAGTCCCCACTAAAAAGGTGTAATTCCATGCTCTTTTTTTCGTCTGTAACCCATATACTATATGATGTTAGATAGTAAGGACATGTAATAAATTGGTCTAAAAATATATAAGTTTGTGTTGTAAATTTAAAATCCCTAGGAAAAGGAATCTCGTACATCTGAATATCTAAATTTGTACCTAAAAAATCAAAGCCAGCTTCAGTAAGTCTTAGTCCGCCTGTTGATTTGCCTCTGGTGTTCTGCCACCAGTCTGACATATACTGTTTAACATTAGCATCACTGATAGCTGTGTCTGATTGTTTCAGAAAGACTTTAGTATATGTTTCTTTCCAGTTCATTCATCTGTAACCAGTTCACCTGAGGTAAGTTTATATACTGCAAAGTCTTCGCTTCTGAAAAGGTCGTTTAATTTTTTTGCTAGATTATGTGCATGTCCTGGATTTGAAAAAGATACTTTTTTGTATTTAGGTCCAGGATAGTTTGTAATTGCGTTTGACGTCTTTAGATTGAATGGAGCACCTTTAAAAAATACAGCCCAAATAGCTTCGGCTTGTAAAACTTGCTCGCATTTGTAAGATGCTTTGTCAACATTCTCTAAAATAATCGTTGGTTTTGGTCTACTCATATGCGTATCCTTTTAATTAACTACGCATATATTTATCTTTTTTTATTAGAAAAGTGCTACTATATTAAACTTGTTGAGTGTTCATATAGTCTATTAGAATCTTAACATCATCTTGATTAATACAAAATACGTGTTGTATCTTGTTTGGATTACCGTCATACTCTTGTATTAACTTTTCAACTAGAGTTGGATAAAATTGAGGATCTGTTATAGTACCTGTACATAAATCTTCTGATTCAAATGTAGGTTTTGTAAATAGATAAGGGTCGTTTTGATTTAAAAATAATACTAATATAAACCACTTCATTTCCAGTCTCCACCGCCGTCCATAGTAACTGTTACAGTTTCATCATCTGCACTAGATTTATTATCAACGATAAGTTTTTCTAGTCTTCCTTGATGATTTGCCATTACAGTTCCTAAGGCGTATACAAGTGCTTTAGCTTGTGCTAGTGGAATTCTGATTTCTTTTTGGTTAGTAGTTTCAGCAGTCTTTACAACTTGTATAAACTGTTGAATTGGTATAGTATTAATTGGTTCGTTTGTTTGCATCTGAAAGTTCCTGTCTCATTGTAAATTCAGTTTTGAAAGGACCTTTGTAATCATACTTTTCAAGTGTGACTAGTTTAGGACAAAAACTTCGTACCCAACCCTTATCAAAGTGAATAATGTAATATCCTGCCGCATACAAACTCTTAGACTTTTTACTTTTAGTAAAGAGAGGTAATTTCTTTTGTACATTGTACATTACATTGTAAGGTGTACTAGACGTCGAAAAACCGTGTATTTCTTTAGTAGCAGAACTACCATCTGATATAGTTGCTTTATCATAACTAATACCACCAATAAAACTATTAAATGATTTAATATCAGTAAAGTAATCTGTTCCAGATGAACAACTATACATGTATCTTTTGTCTTCTTGTTTTGATAGTGTACCAATACGTTCACCATCTTTTTCTACAATCCAAAATTTGTTCTTTAGGATTGGCTTTGCCTTAATTGTCATTCTTGCCTCCATGTTATGAATACCTCGCATTGAGTGGATCAGCATATAACTGAACATTGTCTGCAATCCGTTGCATATCGTGTTTAGCACAAAATTTCATTAGTCGCATACCAACTTGTGTAACTTCTTTTGCAACCATGTTGTCTTCAATTACATCGTTAATAATACTTCTAATGTTGCCGGGTTGTGCAGTTAAGTCACAAAGGACAACGTTACGTTGATAGTCATCAAGTACACGATGTTCTACACCTTCGTGATCAGTCCAGCGTTGTAGCATCATGTTGTTCCAGTTAAAGCCTTTATTGTCTTTATCTTCAAATGCTTCAATAAGACCAACTTTGTTCTTAGTACCTTTTGTACGTACACCAGGGTATGCACTAAACACATTATCACTTGTGTCACCACGCATACACTTTTCAAACAACATAAATTCTGGATTAGGAGCAAGCTTCGGCTCTTTAGTTTTCTTGTCAATAACAGGTTGCTTTTTCTTGTCATCAAAGTAACCTTCGTGTGTAATAATTGTATTGCTAACACCATTGTATTGTTTTACATTAGGTGCAATCAGTTGT